TATGATTCAGGAACAAGCACAGGTAATCTTATAGCACCAGGTACTGGTATAGCTGTAACTGAGATAGCAAACAACATTGTAGTTAATGCTACAGGGACAAATGCTTCTACATTCTTTTTAGAAAATGGTGTAGGAAGATACCTTAAGTTAGATTATCCTAATGGTGTTGCTTATGCCAAAGTAGTTAATGGTTTTGGTAACTCTGTTGAAGCATTGCTTAGAACACCAGTACCTAGAAACGAAACAACTGGAGAGTTTGAGAATGCTGGTGTTGCTTCGTCTTTTAGTCTTGGAGCTTGGTACAGTAATAACTACCCAAGGGAAGTTGCTAAGTTTGAAAGACGTAGAGTTTATGGAGGCACACCAACACATCCTAATTTTATATTCTTTAGTAAGATAGATGAAGAAACAGATTTTGCACCAACAGAGGGTGACAAACAAGTGTTAGATACTAATGGTATTAGTTACCCATTAAGTAATGTTAACTCATCTGTTAGATGGATGCTTGCTTCTAAAGATTTAGTTGTTGGAACTAGTCGTGGTATTTTCAGAGTCATACCTAATCAGTATGAAGCTGCTATTAGCCCTAAAACAATTCGTATTGAGTTAGTTGATGAGGTTAACTGTAAGGGTGAAGCTCACATGATTGGTACATCTATATTCTTTCCTGATGAGTCAGATACAAAACTTATGGAGTATAAGTATGATGGACAGATACAATCATCTAATGCTAATGACTTGTCTAAGTTTATATACCCTACATTTATTGGTGATCAGATTAAACGTATTACTATTCAAGAGAACCCACAACCTAGAATCTGGGTGTTAACTGAAGGTGGGTTAGCTTACATACTTAGTTACCACAGACAAGAAGAGTATTACGCTTGGTCTAAGATAGATCATGGTACTGTTATAGAAGATATTACATGTGTGAGAGAAGGGTATGCATCTGGTAACGATAAAGTTGTTATTGCTACTAGAGAGAATACATCATTACAGTTTGAAACACTGTACTCTCCAAAAGGATCTACAGCAGAACCTACAGAGTATTTAGATAGTTCGTTTAGAATTGCTGTTGCAGATGTGTCTGCTATTATATCTTCTGGTACATTAACTATTACACTAGGATCACAGAACAACTTTAGCAATGGTCAAACACTAGCTGTTGTAGCAAACGGAGTTTACTATGGTGAGCATGTGATAAGTAAGCCATCAGGTAACGG